AGCTATTAAATAACCCGCCAGTCTTGCCGCTTGATCGTTACGGCCGCCCTCAGAAACACCTTGAATAGATAAAGGTGTAGAGATAGGTTTGCCGTTAAGCTTCTCAACGCCAGTTACCCTTACCCATAATTCTTGAGTAAGGTTAGGCAAGTCATCAATATCGTTTAAATCCCAGTCTGGGATCGTTGTGGGCGTATATATAGCTCCCGTTGCATGAATGTTATGCGGAGCAACAATCAAACCACCAACGCCTCTAATATCAATCAGCTTAGCTGGGTCATATCCCTCTGTTCTTTTGGCTACCCAAGTAGTAAAGTTTTCTGGATTGTTATAATAATAATGAACCCCTTTGCCTGTCGCTACCTTGAAAGGTGTTATTGGTAAGTTGGCCTCACACCAATTTACCGCTTCAGGCGTATCTGCATCTATAACAATAAATTTGCCACAGACCAAAGCGACGACTAAATCATCTCGCCCTTTAAACCATTTTTCTATTTCTTCCGTCGTCGGCTGTCGCTCTTGGAATTTTTGCCACCCCCCTAATTCTTTGGGCGGAACTTTATTATGCCTATGGAGAGGTACTACACTTATTCCATATTCTGCATAAGCCAGAGCTAAGTCCAACGCAGAGTCTTGCGCTGTTACTTGTAAATTGAACACTCTTAACTTGCACTACTTTCTTCAATGGGTCCAAAGATAGATTCAAAGTCTAGCTTACCGCCAGAAGCTCTAATAATTTTTTTCGCTTGTTTAATAGAGGGCTGTCTAAGGCCATACCTCCACGCTTTGGTTGACGCTGCCGAACAATCAAATAATTCAGCCGCTGGCTCAGTACCAATAAATTCTATGTACTTCTTCAAAGTTATTCTTTGCACTTCTCTCTCCTTATATTGTGGTTCTAGATTTTTTTTCTTAAATGATTTAAGCTCTTCATCTGTTAGGTTTTTTAATCTCCAAAGGTAGTCTACCTTCCATTGATTTTCGTCTACTTCTCTCATTTTACATTCCGTTAAAAAATTAATGTCCACACATTGTAATTCATATTAAAATAAATTAAAATAGTATTTTTAAATAAAACGGAGAAGATAAATGTCTGACATTTTAAGCAGAATAAAAAGTCCTAGCGACTTGGTAGAAAATCAAGGGGCTAAGATTTTAATGTACGGCGCAGCTGGAGCTGGTAAAACAACTTCACTTGCAACCTCACCTGGAAAAACTTTAATTATCAGTATGGAAGCTGGTTTGTTGTCTATTAAAGACGCGGCCAATGTTACTGCTATTGAAGTTAAAGAAGCCTCAGAAATTGAAGAAATTGCTGAGATGCTAGAAAGCGGCAAACTTGATTACGATACTATATGTTTAGATAGCGTAACTGAAATGTCTGAGCTTTTACTAGCACAAGAAAAAGCAAGATCTAAAGATCCTCGACAGGCTTATGGTGAGGTTATTACGGTAATGACAAGAACGATGCGAAGATTTAGAGATCTTAAAATGCACGTTATTTTTGTTGCTAAAGAAGACAAGCTTCGAGACGAAGCAACGGGTATGTTTCATTATCAACCAATGATGGTTGGTGCTAAACTGCCTACCCAAATTCCTTACTTCTTTGATGAAGTGTTATGTCTTAGGACTTTCACTGAAGAAAATGATGAAGGGAAGAAAGTAACCAATCGTTGGTTGCAAACAGTTCTTGGAGATAATTACATCGCCAAGGATAGGAGTGGCAAGCTAGATTCTTTTGAAGAGCCTAACTTGACATATATTATTAATAAACTTGGATTTTCAAAAGGAGAAAAATAATGAGCGATTTTGCAGACGTCAAGTTTGATTTTGAATCTGGCGGTAGTGGTGAATCCACTATTCCAGAAGGGGACTACCTAACAGAGATAAGCACATGCGAGAAGACTACTTCAAGCAATGGCAATGATTATCTAAAGTTAGAAGTCAAAGTATGTGGTGAAAAATACAAAGGCTGGATTGCAAGAGACAATCTTAATCTTTGGTATAAGGATGATGACTCTGAGAAGCAAGAGCTTGTAAGAGAAATAGCATCAAGAAAGTTCTCAGCGCTTGTAAAGGCATTGGGAAGAAGTGACAACCCACCAGCAAATGCTGGAGAGTTAGTTGGCAACAAAGTGATTTGTGCTTTTGGAATTGAAAAAAGTAAAAATCCAGATTACCCAGATGATAAAAACAATATCAAGGGTTTTAAGCCGTTGGAAAAGATGTCGCCTAAACAAGCAGACGATACTCCAGCTTGGGTAACAGAAGGAACTTCTGAGGCCAAAGCTCCAGCTAAACCAAGCTTGTAATTGTTAGGTTTTGCTAGGAAGCCTTAAAGGTATTATCTCCCCCCATTTAGATAGTATGTACCTACCTAGCACTTTTTTAGACAGGGGCTGTTTGAAGGAGTCCTAAAAGGTGTCTTGAGAGCGCAGACATTGTCGAAAAGCGCTCTACCCTTTAATGAATGGTTAGACTAATATGATGGGTAGGATCTATCTCACTAACGTCTAAAATTTTTCCAAACGTATAATCAGAACTTTCTTCCATAGAGCGCAGCAAAGCAAATAATTCTGCGGTATCAGAGTTTCTGGCCTGTAAGACAACCATATGAAGGTTGCTGTCTATTTCATAAACGCAAAGATATTGGGGAATGCTAGGAAATAACATACCTATAATCCTAGCATAATTTTTATTGATCGTTGACGTATAGAGCAATCATTGCATAGTGAATGATTTTAAGGAGCTCCTTTTTCTTATCGTCTTTTTTACCATAGCGCATGGCGTACTTCATTATATTGCCAATACAAAAACCCTCGCCAAAACCAGCATCTACAATCATATCTGTCGCTTGGTACTTGCCCTTGGCATAGTGTTGATCGTAGGTGCTGTCTATATAATCTTTTAGCTCAGCAAGAGAAACATCCTCTCTAAATTTGTAAGCTGACACGATTATAAAGTTAAGGTAACAATATTCGGCGAGTTATAAACAGATAAATGACCGCCCTCTGAGTGATTTTTGTAAAGCTCTAAGAAGCCTTCCATTTTTTCCCAGCCAAGATTCATTTGTTCTTCCGAAATAATAAATACCTTAGATGCGTATGGGTAGACTTTCTCTTGCGCCACAAAAACAAACTCATCTAACTTAAAGCCAGCTTTTTCCATACCTCTGCGATACCAGGCGGCTTGCATATCATAGCCATACTTTTTAACCGAATAAGCAAACTCTACTGGATCACACGATTGAGTGGTTTTATAATCCACTACACATATGGCGTTATCTGGATATGGGCTTTGAACTGGCGGACAGATAACATCTGGTCTGCACTTGCAAAGAACCTCGCCCTCATACCAATAGAAACTGGCCTCTGCCACTTTTCCTTCAGCGTTAAGGTAGACGTTGCCCTCATCAATCATATGTTCTTTCATACCTTTGATTGCTGTCATTTCAGCTTCTTTAATAACTGTTAGGCCGCGCTCCTCATACTCTTTCTTCAACTCTTTGTTGGCATTGGTATAAGGAGATCCCATTACTACTGCTACTGTTTGGTTAAAAGCTTCCTCACCTTCTACCAGCAAAGCGTGGGCAGCTGTACCAAAGTTCATTGCAGGGGTTGTCTCCTGGACTTTCTCTACCGCATGCAGTTGCGATTTGCCAAAGGCTCGAATCTTACTGCTGCTAATTCCAGCTCCTGCATGGTAAACAGGGTTGGGTATATCTGAGAACACCAGGGTGTCGCCCTTTTGCTCAGATTCAAACTCTTTTAGTTCTTCTATTATCATATTCATACTCCAAAATCATCGTTTGCACGACACTATCATTAAGCATTGGCTGGGGCCAATACCGCAACTTGTTGTATAAGTCTAGCATGTTGTCTTCAAAAGACAGTCGCTTGTTATACATAGGGTTTCCTATCGAATCCCAAAAATCTTCTATTTGTTCTAACGTATCTCTACCACCGCCAACATATTTTAATTCTGCTTCTGTATAGTCATAAGGTATAAACATAAAATCTCCCGTCTCTTTCCTAAATGGATAACAACGTGTTGGCTTACCTATTTGCATAAATATGATTGACGATATTGGGGAACTTGCCCGAATAATCGACTTTAATTAAATCTGGTTTGTTAACTTCTGTTTGTCTAAACAAAGCCTCGTCTACTGTAGAGGGCGGGGATCTTCGCAAACTATCACCACTTACCATTTTGTTCCACCAAGACACAGCCTTCTCTCTTGCATAGCCCGAATGTTCAAAACAAATGTACTCGCTAATAATTTTATTGGGTGTTTTGTAACTGACCTTTAATACAGGCAACGGC